CGAGTAGATGCCTTGTTACGCCACCACTCTGTCACACCCTCAAGACTGAACCTATCAAAGTTTTCTTTCTTTATCAGGGTATCAGTCTCAAGGTTGAGATACTGTTGTACGTTCTCGTACCCGTAGGTAGAATAGTAAGAACGCTTCTTCTCGGTCAGCCCCTTCGCATCAAGGAAGGTCTGACAAAACTTTTTATGTGCACACTCATCAACCGCCTTCAGAGAGTTCTTGATGATGGCAACCATCTTGGTCTGAGTCTTGAGTTTGCGAGATGACGCATCAGCAGGCACCAGAGGTTCTCCGTTCTTACCAGTAAACCAAGCGTTGAGTCTACGGAAGTTCTCATCGTTGATCAGTGGTGCGAAGTTAGAGTCAGTCAGACCGTTGTGTCGTAGAAACGGTTTCATACCGTCATACTGAGATGCGCCTTTGGTTGACCCATACAGGGATGTGGTCTCGAACATACAGATGTTCGCATCATACTTCTCGTTGAGACGTTCCCGTGCCATGTGTGAACAACAGATGGCTGCAAGTAACTTGCCACCAAGGTAGTTGAAACCAAACGGTTGTGTGGGGACAATGTTGAACCCCATGATGGCGGACTCGTTGAATCGTTTCATCACTTCGGGACTCATGGTGTCCAGTGGTTTACCCAACCATTCGTTACGAGGTTTGCTGTTGATAGTCGGTGACCCAAAACGAATCATACCAACAACCAGACCAGTATTCTTTTCTTTTACGATGAAGTTGAGTTGCTTGCCTGGAATGCTTGACTCAACAGGCGCAGATGTGGTAATCTCCATGTACTGCATGAACTCGTTGAGTTTGGGTTCGTAGATGACGAACTCCATATCACGGGGATGCATATCGAACTTATCGAAGATGTCTTCTTCAGGGCCCATGCCAGGCAGCGCATTGAATCCACCCATACGTTCCAGTTTGACTGTTCGCATGTAATCGTCAATACGGTCAAAGTTCGCAAAGAATTCAGTGAAGACATTCGCAGCATATAGTGCGTCTTCTTTATTCAGTATCATATAGAATTACCAAAGTGTTTACAGTACTATACAGTATATAGCACGGAATGTCAAGTCATTTTTTAGACTATTTCAAATTGAGAGAATCGAAACGATGCATTAAAGGTCAAGTACTGAGTATCGCCTGTGGTGGACTGAAACTCAATGGAACCCAACCCAGTAGGTACACAGTCCTTGTAACGAATCTTCTGGACTGTGTTGTTGTGACTAGACAAAACCGATAGGGTTATGTCAGCATAGGTGGGTTTCTTGGTGTCCCGTTGTCCAGCTGATACCTGACCTTCATTGGTGATACGGATCATCCAGTCATACATCTCACGATAGGATGTCATGTTCTCGTCTAGTAAGATATCAAAGGATACCTCAGAGTAGGTGATCTTGTCACCCGCCAGTGGCACAGAGGTGATCCTACGGCCAGGCAACTCCAACGGACTCAGAGTCGCGCCGGGATGAGATACCGTCTGGGCAAAGTACTCCAAGTTAGGGTATCGCGTTCTATCAATGATTACACGAAACCCTGTGGGTTGGAGATAGTTCAGATTGGTTGTCAGTTCCTCATCGAGCAACTGGACTTGAGAATCTACTGGCATAGAGACACACTCTTATAGAAGTTATACCTCTATTTATAAGAGATTTTGCTTCTGCATGTTATCAACGAGTTGAGTCATCACATTAGACCAGTATTTCTGACCCCACTCAGACTTAGCGCGTTGCTTTGCGAAGTAAGCATTCATGATCAATCGTTTGTAATCATATTCCATTATCGAATTTTCCCTATGAGCAAACCAAGTATAAACCCTATCGCAAATACCAATTCCATTACCGTTCCTCCATTTCTTCCAACAGAGCCACAAGGGCTTCGCGGAACTGATACTTGTCCACAGCAAGAACCATTGCTTCCTTCTTCTCATTGTACACAAATGCCCAATCCATAAAGATGTCGATGTACGACTCTTTGATATCCATACTTACTCCTCTCAGTTTCAATACAAGTATTATATAGGATAGGGCAGGGTTTGTCAACACTTTTTTTGCATAAAAAAAGGGGCACCGAAGTGCCCCTATAAAATGGTGAGTAGACCTCACTCTTATTTTTATACCAATCTTAGGTCAAGATGTTCTTGACAGCGAAGATGCGGTAGTACTGGTTGGTCTTAACCGTAGCGAGACCGTCAGAAGGAGGAGATCCAACAAACGGGTTAGACGCCATACCGTAACGAGTCTTAAACCCGATACGTGGTTGGAAGTCATCTTCGCCAACTGCCTTAACCATTTGCAGAGGGACGTAAGGGCAGTAGAATACACCACTGTCATACGGATTTTGTCCCTTGTAACCAACGGTGATGTAGTCGGTTCCAGCATAGGGGTCGATGTACACACGGATGCGTCCGTTCAGTACACCCGCGAAGGTGTTACCAGTGTCATCCACTTGCAGGTTGTTGCTGATTGCAGGAGAGTAGTCCAAAGAACCGGCAGCAGCCAAAGCAGTAGCAACGTCAGAAGAACAGATAACTACGTTACCCTTTCCACGACGAGTTTCTTTAGCAATGACGTTTGCTTCGCGGTCGATCTGTACAGTCAGACCCTTGAACTTCTCAGCAGACCAACGACCATCAGCGTCCGTAGACAGGTTGAAGATACCGTTGCTAGTCACGTTGGACTGTTGTGCACCAGTCTTCGCCTGGCTGTTTACGGTACGGATAACTTCGCGGTTGATCTCAGCAAGGATTTCCGTGCTAAGAATGTTTGCGAGTTCCGTCTCAGCGTCCAGACCGTGGATTGCCTTGAGGTCTTGTGCCAGTTCCAGCGTGTATTCCGCCTTCAGTGCACGGCTCTTAGCAGTAACCGTTTGACGCTCAATGGTGAATCCCATCTCATTGAAGGAAGAACCACCAGCGCGACCCAATGCTTCAGCATCGGCCGTAGGCATACCGCCTGCAGCGAGTGCGGTCAAACGTGCACCTTCGGAATCGATGCCATCGCTGTCATCGTTGAAACCAGAAGGATTGTCACTGTCATGCGTACCACCAGAGTCACCAGAGAACTGGGTTTCTGCTTCGTTGAACAGTGCTTCGCGGTTAGAAGTAGAACCACCTTGGTAGCGTGACTTCATTGCGAAGATAAGACCCGTGGGGCCGTTCATGGGTTGTACGCCACAGATGTCGTATGCGATGAGGTTAGGCATAGCACGACGAACCAGTGAGATCAACACGGGGTCAAAGTTGTTTACGGAACCAGTGTTGTTTGCACCACGGGCGGCGTTTTCGGACAGGAAACCAGCAGAAGCAGCACGCTCTTCAGCGATTGCTTTCTCTTGGTTTTCCAAGATTGCAGCGGTTACTGCACGGCGGTGATGATCGGTGATCTCACCAGCGGAAGCTTCGTCCAGTACCGGAGCCCACTTCTCAATTAAACTATCGTAAGATTGCATTGTTGTTATTCCTTATTTTGCAGTTTTACGGATGGTTGCAAGATAGGATTCCATCACAGAGGATACTTCGACTTCTTGGTCAGCATCTTCTACGACTTGTTCCACTTCGTCACCATCAACGATTTCTTTTGTAAAGTACGACTCTTTGATGGTCTTGACCTTAGATGCGAAGGACTCTTCGTCATCAAAATCTACACCCTCTACGAGCGACTTCAGTTTTTCAACCTGAGTTTCTGCAAGGTCACGTGACGCTTCACGAATGATCGTGTCACGCTTGTATACTTCCAGTTCCTCTGTAGTGTCAATAACTTTCTGAGTAGTTTCGTTGAGTCGCGTTTCCAACTCTTCTACTGACTCAGCCAGTTCGTCAACTAGGTCAACCTTGGATTCAGGTACTTCAATATAAGACTCCACGAACAGATCTTTCATCTTGTCCATGAAGGTCTCAGCAATCTCGGTGCGAAGACCGTTTTGGATTGCGACTTGGTTCTCTTCCATCCAAGTTTCAACTACATAGTTTAGGTAGCTGTCTACTTTTTCTACAAGTTCTGATTTGGTAGAGGCAATTTCTTCTGCCAACTCTTCCTTGTACTGTGCTTCGATACGGTCTACTTCTTCAGACAGTTTCGACTTCACAGCTGCTTCAAAGATTACTGCGGTTTTAGCTTTGAACTCATCACTGAGTGTAGCTTCAGACTCGACTAATGCATCCAGTTCAGCAGCGGTATCAATCTGTGCTTCCACGATTGCGTCCTCTGCTTCTTCAACTTCTTCACCCATCATTTTACCGTATGCCGCTTGAAGGTCATTCTTCTTCATAGAATGCAACTTCATTGACATAGCATTAATCATACCCGCCTTCGTCTTCGGAACAGGAGCTTTGCTTGTTGCATCGCCTGCTTTATCTACAGATGCGATTGCTTCTTCTTCATCAGTCGCATTTGCATCAGGTTTCCCTTTAGGAGCAGGTGCTGCTTCTTCGAGAGTTTCTTCCACGATTTCGTCTGTTACCTCATCGTGGAGTTCGACCTCTAGAGTTTCTTCTTCAGTCATTTTAGACTCCTTACGTTCTAGACTTTAGTAACGAGAGGAAATTCTTAAACTCTCGAACACTTGTCTCATACAAGACAGGTTTCGGAGCAGTTTTAATTTCAGTCTCCATTTTTTCAATTACCTGAGGCTTCAAAACACCGTTATTCCAGACCCAGTCTACACCTTCCATTATACCATTAACAAAGGCTTCAGGTGCACTGGGGTCTTGTACAATGTCAATTGTACTAAGAATAAAATCGTCTTTAACGACCATTGCGCCGTTTCGTTGCTCAAGGCTACCCATACCACGAGTTGACACGCCTAGTTGGACACCACCATCAAGGAGACCTTTTACAATCTTACCCATTGGGGTTTCCAATATTTGTGCCTTTCCTACCACATCATTTCCCTCAAACTTGAGATCCGTGATGAGGTGTGAAACTTTATCCAAGTTAACAGTCGGGCCTTCGGGGTGGTTTAATTCACCCACAGCACGTTTCTTGCTAACCTGTTCGGTCACGTATTTACCAACTGCCTTCTCCATGATGGCCTTGGGGTAAACACGCCCGTTACGATTCTTTTTGTCTGCCTGTGCGAAAACGCCTTCGATGACGTAGTTCTTTTCGCCACTCTCCGCATCCTCTACGATACATTGTAGAGTGTCGTTCTCGGTAAACTCAGTAATAAGTTTCATTAAGTTAGTTCCTGTATTACCTTCATAGCAGACCGTTCTGCATCCTTTTGTGTCTTGAAGGCGTCTAGTTTGTCACCATCAATGTATACCACAAAAGGCAAAGATCCCTTGTCCTTCACAATAAGAACTGGGATACGTTTTACTTTCTTATCAAAGACAACCTCACCCTTGGGTTTATTGCCCTTGACTTCTACCATGATGTCTTTGAAAGATTTCATAGTATTATTTATAAGAATAAAGTTCTTGACAAATCATGTTTTTTATGATAAAATAAGCTTTGCGGTCAGGGAGGGTTGAATACTAATCCTCTTCAACCTCATCGTCTTCTTCTTCATCCTCAATTTCAAGAAAATCATCAGTTTCGTCTTCGATTTCTAGATCTTCATCACCATCCTCAATGTCATCATCCTGACCATTGAAGATTGCCTGTGCTGTTGCAATACGTTGTGCTTCTAGTGCATCAGCCATCTTATCTTGAATAATACTGTGAAATGATCCCTCTGCTTTGTTCAAGTCTCCAGCACTGATCTGATCGATCATCTGTTCGACAGCAGAAATCTCAACTTCTTGTTCCAACTCTTCTACTTCACTCATTATTAGTTTCCTCATCCTCGTCTACCACAGAGTTTTCCGCTTCGACTTGTTGTTTCATTTTTTCGATGTCCTCATCAGACATCATCATGACATTTTTCATAGCCCACTCACGTGAGAAGTACTCACCCACATATTGTGATACCTGATCCAAAGTATTTAGTCTGTTCTGTAACAGTTCAGAATTCTTCAGTTCAGTGAAGTGATTGTCGCGCTGGAAATCAACAGTAATAGCAGACTTCCACTCTTCCCAATCCTGTTCGGTAATAACACCCTTCAGAATAAGTTGTTTCTTGAGTATCCCAGTAAACAACATTGAGAACCTTCTACGTAGACGGTCAATGAACTTCTGGAACTTAACTTCGTCCCTAGAGATCTCGGTTGATCGTCCTAGTGTAAACTGTGCTTCCTGTTCCAGACGATTGACAGGTACATTCAATGAACGGTACAGTCTCTTCTGGAAGTACAGGATGTCATCAATCTGACCAAGATTCTCACCGCCTGGCAATGTACTAATCTCTGTACCACGACCACCTTCTCTACGAGGTAACCAGAAGTCTTCGAGCATCGACATGTGCTTGCGGTCATCTTTTAGTTGACCTGTACTGGAATCATATACAATCTTGTTGCGATATCGAGACATGATGTCACGCATATACGCTTCAGATTTGTTACGTGGCATGTTACCCACATCGATATAGAAGATTCGACGTTCTGGTGCACGGGCCAAACGATAGATGACCAAGGAGTCTTCCATCATGCGTAACTGGTTGATTGGTTTTAGTGCCTTGTGGAGATAGGATACTACCTGCTTCTTGCTGGGGTCTAGTAGACCACTCGACACATATGATACTGAATCAGGGGATAATCTTACCCCTTGGTTTGTTCCTGCCTTCTCTTGATAGATATAGAATTCAGAAACCTTCTCTACAATCTTTGCACCCGTTATAGGGTCTTTCTTGTGTTTTACTTCTTTTACTTTACGAATCTTAGCAGCATCAATCGTTCTGATCTCTTGGATGCCTGCTTTTAGATTTGATTCATTCACTACGAGGTGGTGATAGATACGACCATCTACATAGAATGAACGGAAAATGTCATGACCCAAATCAGTGAACTTCAACATACTATAGATGTTGTTGAACTCTTCGGTCATTTGTTTCTTGATATTCTCTGGAGCCTCAACCTTATCTAGATTGATTTCACACGAAACGTCCATCTCAGAACCCACAATAGATTCATTGACAATATCTTCGATTGCAGCATCTACTTCTGGGTGTGACGCCACACCACGATACTTGATGATGAGTTGTTGGTTGTCCTTTGCCTGACTGCCTTCCATGTCAATGTATTGACCATAGTGGCTACCAGACGCAGTAACATAACCCGCACCGTCCTCGTCAGTGGGGGCAACAATCGACTTTAATTTGTCTTTCTCTTTCTCAGGTTTATCCTGCCTCTTCAGTTCAAAACCGAAGAGTTTGAGAATGCTATTGTCTTGTTCTGCCATTTACATTCCTCATAATAAAGGGGTAGGACTACCCTACCCCTCTACTTATACCCAGATTAACTGGTTGTGTCAGCTTCCCAGTACTGGACTTGGAACTCTACTGTGAACTCTTCCACGGTATCTACTGTTTCATAACTAACATCAATTGCGCTGACGTTAGTTGGGAAACAACCACGGAAGTTGTACTTCTTGAGTACACTTTCATCACGGTCAAGTTGCTCAACAATCAAGTCCGCCTGATAATCAACAGGATTAGTCAGACCAGTATTTGCTTGGTGAGCATTGATGCCGTTCATCCATCGTTCCATTGCGTTACGAACATTGAAATCCGTATCGTTCAGTACCGTGACAGTCCATGTTTCAAAAGTGCGGTCACCCGCAATCTTGAGCTGTCTACCACGGAATGGTACTTCGATGACATTCATGACAGAGGCAGGTAACTGAGCAGTTTTGCACAGGAAGGATGTCAGTTCGACATCCCCGCCTGCGTAGCCTGGAAAGTTGACCGTTGCCTTAAACAGATTAGGACGAGCACCGCCCCCTCTGAGTTTCGACTTAAAATCGTCTACGCCTAAAATCGCCATTTCCTACTCCTTATACTGTGCCAACGACTTCTTCAAACTCGACTCCAGTTCTTACCGCTACGAAGTTCAATGTTACGTAGTTGATAGAACGGGCAGGTTTGATGAAGATGCTAGCGATAAATTCGTTGCGGTCAACAACAGCAGGCGTGTTATTCGTTTCGTCACAGACTACTCGGAAGTCCGTGATACCACGGCGTCCCTGAATCTCACGAAGGAATGGTTCAACGATGTTCACGAACTCCGCACGAGTAAACTCGTCGTTGAACTCAAACATTACGTTGCGTCCTGCAATTGCGATTGCTCTCTCAACACCCAAGAACAAACGACGAACATTGATTCGGTCGAATGCAGAAGGCCGTGACTCGTTGGTCTTGTCACCAAAGAGCATGATACCCTCGCCTGGAATATTGGCAATCGGGTTGATACCTGCTTTGTACAGTGCATCTCGTTCTGCCTTCGTCGGAGACACGATGATATCGGTGATACCCTGATATCGTCCTCGTCTCGAACCAGCAGGAGAGAACCATGGTGCAGCGACTAAGTCGGTAGCAGCCATGAGACCCGCAGTGGATGATGCAGCGGGGATCTTGATGTACTTGTCGTTGTACTTATCAAAGACTTTCAAGTAGTTGTTGTCTTGTACTAAGTAGGATGACTTGGTGTAGGTATTGTTACACGCCAAAATAGCGGTGTTAGTGCCAGTGGTAACTACAGCCGTGCGAGAAGGTGAGGCAACTGCCACACAATCTTTACGAGTAGTACCTGCAATAGATACAAGGTCATTCACAACCGTAGTTGCGGTTGCGTCTGCGATTGATTCGGGAGCAATCAAGAAGTCTACTTCGATATTCTCTTTGTCCTCAAACTTGTCGAAACCACGGAGGATGTCATCAGTTCCCAGTGAACTTGAAGTTACACCAGAGGTGAATGACCACGTGCTTTGCGTGTCACTGAAGTTTTGTCCAGTTGCAAAGTCCTCACCAGAAGTTGTTGCGTTGTTACCCCAGTTTGACCCTTGGAAATCGTTCACACCATCAGAATCGCCATTGGCGTGGAATGCGCCAGCGTAGACCCAATTAGAACGAAGCTTCAATACATCCTTATAGTAGTTGGATGTACCGTCAGATGCCTTTGCGTTTTTAGCAACAGACAGGTAGGGGAATGTTTCAAGAACTGTTCCAGCAGTACCCGTGATAGTTCCATCTTCGTCAATTACTGCAATGTGGATTTCGTCATTGGACGCACCAAGTGCAGAAGCGAAGGTTGAGGTTCCGGGCGCACCGTCGAATGACGATTTATATGCCCATGCTTCAAAGTTAACCGAAGAACCACCAGCACTATCTGTTCCCACAACGGAGATCTTCAGAGAGTTGCCTAGTTCGCCGGGATATTTTGCAATGAACGCACCGTCAGAACTGTCAAGAGATAGGTCTTCAAAAGCGTCTAGAGTGTTGATTGCTTGTGCGGTCAAACTACCCAGAGAGGTGT